ATGGCAAGAGCTAAACTATCAAAAACTGAAAAGGTAAGAAACCTTTTCTCAAAAGGCAATACTGTAACTTGGAAATCGCTAAGAAACACATTTGACCTTAAATCACCAGCTAACATGGTTGGTAAATTGAGAAACGAAGGCATGATGATTTATGAAAATAGAACATCTGCTGGCGTATCTTACAGAGTAGGAACACCATCAAAAGCTGTAATCGCAGCTGGTCAAACTGCTTTATTTGGTACACAAGGTTACGCTAACGCATAATCTCCAATAAAATTGAGGGTAGGCGCTTCGGCGCCTGCCTTTTTATATGATAGGTTTATTTTTCATAGGAATAGTAGTTTCAGTAATAGTAATGTATGTAATAATTAAATGCATGAACTAACAAATCATCAAAGGTTGGTAAGAACATTGGCAGAAAATTTTAAAGACAAACCTATGACTCGTAAAGTTGATACCTATGAATACGAGAATTTAGAACAATGTATCAAATCAGACCAAGTACCTGCCAACGAAGTGGCAGAGCTATTCACGGATCCTGATTATTATAAATGGTATTCAGACAGAAATTTCAAGGATAAATAATACTGTCGAATATATAATTAAATGAAGGAGAAATTATGGCCGAACAAGCAAGAAATCCACATCTAATGTCGCCTCAAGCTATGAAAGCAACAAATACCACGGCTGGTATGGGACAGACAGTTGAATTGATGTCAGAGATTTTAAAAAGAGTTAATAACGCAAAAGCGAAACCTCAAAAAATTCAAATATTAAGAGAAAACGCAACTGCTCCACTAAAACAAGTATTAAAGGGTGCATTTGACCCACAGATTGTATGGGATTTACCACCAGGCGAACCACCATATATGATGAATGAAGCACCACTTGGTACTGAACATGGTCTATTAAGAAACGAAGCAAAAAGACTATGGCATTTTGTTAAAGGTGCAGATAATCAGACTACCAAGACACAGAAAGAAACTATGTTTATTCAGATGTTAGAGGGTCTTCACCAAGACGAAGCTAAATTGCTTATGGGAATGAAGAACAAATCATTGAATAAGATGTACAAAGGTCTTACCGAATCAGCTGTCAAAGAGGCATTTGGTTGGAATGACAAATTTTGTGTGCCTGAATAGTGTATAATTCTGTCGCAGCCCTAAAATAAACACAAAAACACTAAAAAAAGCGCCAAATATAGTAAAAAAGTGCTTGACTCTATGTCTATTTTAATGTATAATGTATCCATAAATATTGAGAAAGGATATATTATGAAAAAGATAATTTTTATTTGTTTGGTTTTGTGGTTAGGTTTGAACGCAATCTCAAAATCAGTACAAGCAGATGAATATAGTACAGCTGTTGTTGCTCATGTTATAAAAGAAAACATAAGTGGTAACGGTGTAGATATGTCGGTGTTAGAAGCAGAAATGCAAAAATTGGCATATAGGTTTTCTTTAGAGATGGCTGATGTTATTGAGAAACATTTACCAAACATATTGGAATCCATAGCTGCTGAATTAAGAATGAAAGCAGATGAAACATATAAGAAAGAAATAAGTGGCTAAAAAAATAAAGAAGGCTGATACATTACCGGCGATACCCTTTACATTTGATTTTTACATGGTGTATTGGGAGGATATACAGAGTGATTCTGGCTGGCGTACATTAAAAGAGATACAGAAAAGCGTACCTGCTATTTGTGTATCTACTGGTTGGCTTGTAAAACAGGACAAAAATGTACATGTATTAATGAGTGATTACAATTATGACGAACATGGTGAGTTGTCTGATGGTGGTAATACTACCGTGATACCAACAAAAAATGTGATTGAAAAATTTGTAATTAAAGGACTATAAATGAAAAGGAGAACTATATTATGGCACAACAAACTAAATCAAAAGAACTTGACCACTACCTTAAATCGGTAATAAGTGGCGTACCCAAAAAACTAGACCATTTCCTAGCAGGAAGTGAAAAGGCAATGACCTACTACACAGGTAATTGGTCAACAGATGTTGCAAATAACTTTACAGAGAAACAATCTGAAAAGATATTTAAGAACATGTCAAAGTATATTGACAGACCTGAATTGCAATTCTTTCAAAAGAAAAACAAGAACATTGAAATAGGTACTTGGTCAGAGTATGGCGAGAATGAGCCAGAATCTATATCAAGTTACGATTATATCATAATCAAAAGAGCCTAAACATGGTCGCAAAAATCAAAACGATTCTACAAACATTGATGGCCGTAGTGGTCATCATGTTTATCGCCGGTATATGGTATTCTGTATCAGCAGAAAAAGAAAAGGTGAAAGCCGAAACTTTAGAACTTGAAGTACAAGAAGTTGTTGATACATTAGAAGCAATTACCACACACACTAGACCAGATTTTGAGAGGTCTAATAATCAAACCTTTGTTGATAGTACGGTTGCATGTGTAAACTACATTTACAATACTACCACAGATGTTTTTCCTGTAAATTTAGAATTACTTGTAGCACAGGCGGCTCTTGAAAGTGCCTGGGGTAATAGTAGATTTGCATTAGAGGGTAGAAATCTATTTGGTATTCGTACATACGATTTAAGAGAACCACATATGTTACCATCAAATAACCCAAAGAAGTGGGGTGTAAAGGTGTATATGCATGAATGTGATTCAGTACAACACTATATTAATATACTAAATAATGGTAGTAAATTTGAAGAGTATAGGAAGAAAAGAGATAATGATGTTACAGACGCATTACAATTAGTAGATACATTAGGTGCCTACGCTTCCGATAAGAACTACTTTCCAAAAGTGAGAAGGATTATTAAGATGTTGAGGGAAGACTACACGATACCGAAACTAAATTAAGAGGACTTATGTTAACTATAATAATCGTATTTTTAAGTGCCATATCTATATCTGTAATAGCCGCTGGTTATTCAATTGCTGGATTAACGGCCTTATTCGCAGGTGCAGTTGTACCTATCATTGCTATGGGTAGTGCATTAGAGGTTGGTAAATTAGTTGCCGCCTCATGGTTGTATCACAATTGGCGTAATAAACTTGTACCTAAAACTATAAAAGCATATCTTACAATTGCAGTTATAGTTTTAATTTTTATCACATCTATGGGTATCTTTGGTTTCTTATCAAAGGCACACCTAGACCAAGTACAACCACAATCAAGTAATTTTATAAAAATAGAATTGCTAGATGACCAGATTAAACAAGAGAAGATGGTCATTTTCAGGTCACAGAATACATTAAAACTTTTAGATAAGACTTTAGAGAAATACATTGACATGGAATATGTCACAAGAGGTCTTAAAGAAAGAGAGAAACAAAAACCTGAAAGGGACGCATTAACACTTGCCATTAACAATGCAACTGATAAGATAAGTGAACTATCAGATAAAAAAGGTGCATTGAAATTAGAACAAGATAAGATAGAGGCCGAAGTAGGACCTATCAAATATATTGCAGAGCTGATATATGGTGAACAAGCAAAAGACCATTTTGATGAGGCTGTAAGGTGGGTAATAATAGTATTGATATTCGTATTTGACCCATTGGCAGTATTGTTATTAATAGCTGCTAACATATCATTAAGGAGTAGAACACTTGCAAAAGAAGAAGACAAAGCCAAAGTCCAAAAAGATTACCAAAAAGAGGCTGTTAACGCAAAAGCTAGAGCGAAAAGAGTCAGAGATAACAACAAAGTTTATAAAGACTTTTTTAAAAAATTAGGTAAACATGATTTAAAGAATCGTGACTATGAAGAGTTTTTTAGAAACATGGGTACAGAGGAAATAAGAAAATTAGGTCTGGATCCAGATGAAATAAGACTAAAATTAGACCAAATAATGGAATGGAATGACTTACCGACGGTTGCCAAAGACAAGTAAATGGTATATAATGTAGTTATGATAAGTGAAAAATTGAAAGACAGGCGAATCAAAAGTGCCGAATCGGCATGTAGAAACGCACAAACAGATTGGGCTAAGGATTACTGGTTCAATGTGTTTTCTAAATTATGTACAATGTAT